TGCACGAGTAGCTCATACTCACGTGATAATGGAGACTGGAGATATTTTGCTCAAACATGGCGGTAACCCGTCTGGGCAAGTTAATACGCTAACCGATAATTCTATGGTTAATGAACTTCGCTGGTATTACATGTGGAATTGTTCAGTTCCTGAAGATGAACGAAATTTAGAGTCATTTAAAGCGCATTGCGAATTAATAACATGCGGTGACGATTCGCTAATTTCAGTGGATCAGCAAGGTCGCCGTTGGATGACTTGTGAAAAGCTGCGGTTATTAGGAGAGAAAATGAAATGGTATTTTAAATTTGAAGTTAAGGATTATGAGCCTATATATAAATTGAGTTATTGTTCCAAACATTTTGTTTGGTATATGGGTTATGTAGTACCAGCTCCTAGTAATATTCAGAAGACGTTAGCTTCATTGTTATATGGTTCAAAGGCTAAGCCAGATAGACATCGTGAGTCACTGACGCGCGTATTAGGCATTAGAATGGAAAGTTTCTTTTTGCCGCAATTTCGTACATTGTTAGAGGAATATATTAATTTTTTATTCACTAAGTACGATGCTGAGTTGCGTAGTCGACCAGCTAAAGATATGTGTTCGTATGCTGATTTGTTAGCTATGAAGCGAGATTGGGTCTCAATGATGCAATTGTATTTAGATACATTAGATGTCGATGATCGTTCGTGGCATCCAGCTTTAAAGGGAACAGTTCCACCCTTTCCAAACACGCACGTGAACGACATAAAACTTTTAAACTAGAAGTTTTTGCGATTTTTTCTTCTAGGGACGGAGGAGGTAGAAAAATTAGAATGTCATCGTGGGTTAAGCGAGAAGTAGGTGAGTTAGTTGACGCTTACGAAGGGAATTATGCTCAGTTGCAAAAAGAAGCAGGTCATGAATTACATGGCGTAGAGAAGTGGGCTTCAAAAGCAGTCTCTTTGGGTTTGACTCCTTGGACGTACGCTTTTGAACATGTTGTCCCTCCTTTATTCGGTTCACATCAAGATGAGCCCGATCAGTCTACTAGTCGTGATCAGTCCATCGGGACGACTAGAAAAACCGAAAAACCTATGCCAGGACAACCGAAAAAAGTGTATAAAAAAGTAACTTTCAAAAAGAAAAAGAAATTTACGCAACCTCGGCGTAAACCTACCCAAAAAAAAGGAACGCGGTACGCGGTTAAGTCAGCGTATCAGCCTGCTGGTAAGAAGTTTACCCGCGGTGGAAGGCGTGCACAAGTGTATAAGGTTGGAAAATCTAATACGCGAGTGGATGCTCCGCCGACAGCTTTGGGATTTGTCCGCTCTCAGACAAATGGATTTGAATTTTCGCGAGGACGTCGAAAAGGGTGCTTAATGATGTCAGGGAAACAGTACTTAGGGAAGTTATTGGCTACCTCAGATGGTGATAATTCATGGGTGGTCTTGGATTTACAAGATAAACCTAACACCGACTCAGGTGAGACCGGAGTCAATATGGTAACGCAATTTATGGTTATGCCCCAAAACTCTAAGTATTTTGGTAACCCAGTTTTTAATATGACGCAGATGTTCGAGCGTTATTCAATGAAAACGCGTTTAATGTTTAAAACAATTTCAGGCACTAGTGTGCCAGGAGCGATTAAATTCGCTTATTATGATGATCCCATTGCATTCTTTACGCAAACTGGAAAAACAGGTTGGTCGACAGCTGCAGTTTCGTTATTGCCAACCTATGCAGGTGCACCAACAGCTGCCGACATGTCTTCGATGCAAACGATACGTGAAGGTTCAACTTGGAAGAGTTTTGAAGGACCTTGGTCTTATTCAGGTCCGAGACAGGAAATGCAATATGTTCCTGCGCCCACGTACGCAAATCTCATGTCACCAGATGTCCGTTCACCTATAGATATGCGACAATCAATTGAGGGAGTGTGGGTTATAGGATCAACCGGAGTTTCCGGACCGTCAAATACATTCTCAGCTTTGGGTGAAATTTGGATTGATTATCAATTAGAATTGTGTGACATTATGTCAGCGGCGCCCGTTACAGGGATAGCTCTGCGCTCGACTAAGAGTCATGTTAGTAGCTCTGAAAAGTTAGAGTTGACTCAACAGTCGGAAGCACGTTTGCAAAAGTTAGAAGAATTGTTGCAAGCTTTAGATTTGAAAAATCATGATGTTAAAACGACAACAGATTATCGAGCAACATTCGAAGCGGCAGCTAGTAGAGAGGAGAAGTTTGATCCAACAGCCACTACTACAGTGGTGGCGACGCCTTTTATTACTCAGTTGCGGGAAGGATCAAAAAAGCTTCCGAAAAAGAAGAAAGTGATAGAAGAAGACTCCGAATGACGTCTTTTTAATACAATCAGTTTTTTTAGATTGTATGAGCAGTAAGCTCGTTAAAAACAAAAGAGCAGAAAGCTCGTTAAAAACAAAAAGAGTGAGGAAACTAAAAATTTGTAAAAAGTGAATCACTTGTTAAAAATGAAAAAGGTGTGTTTTTTG